TGTCTCCCGTTCTTCAGATACCAATATCGAATGGGGCAATCAAAACCCGGACGGCACCGGGTTTGCTATCAATGCCTCGGGTACGACTGAACCCTTGCAAGCCGACCTGAGCGCAGCAGAAGGCGCAAACGTCAACGACGTGCGACGCGCTTATGCAATTCAACGCTTCCAGGAGGCGCGAGCCGCCTGGGGCTCTCGTTACGTCGAATACCTTAAAGCCCTCGGCGCTAATCCCGCTGATGCACGGCTCCAGCGGCCTGAATTCATTTCGGCTGGCCGCGCCAAAGTCTCGATCAGCGAGGTACTCCAAACCGCACCGGACGGAGTCCCGGCAACCCCGGAATTCGGGGTCGGCGATATGTACGGTCACGGTATCGCCGCGATGAAATCGAACAAATTCCGTCGGACCTTCCAGGAACACGGATACCTTCTGACCATGATGGTGGTCAGACCCCGTACCCTCTACATGGACGGCATCGACCGGCTATGGCTCAAAAAGGACAAAGAGGACTTTTTCCAAAAGGAACTGCAATACATCGGCCAGCAAAACGTCTACCAGGACGAAATTTACGCCGATCCACTCAACACTACTGAGGACATCTTTGGATACCAGGATCGCTACCGCGAGTACCGCGAAACGCCCAGCAAAGTGGCCGGAGATTTCCGGGACACGCTTGATTTCTGGCACCTGGGCCGCAAGTTCAGTGAGGCCCCTGCTCTGAATGAGCAGTTTATAAACTGCGATGCGACTAAGCGCATCTTTAACGTGCAAACGGAGGACACGCTGTGGATAGCGGCTCAACATCAAATGGTAGCAAAGCGCCAAGTAGCCAAAAACGCAGTCGGGCGGATTCTGTAAATGTCCCGCGTGAAACCTGCCGACAACGCGTTTATCGCGACACCCAAACCTTCGAACGCGCCGATCCAAAGCCTGTGGCTGTGCTCGGCCCGGTTCCTTCGATCAAACAACAGATCGCGGAGCTCACCCAAAACCCGGCCATGCTGATGCAAATGATGGCCCGGGAAGATGCCGCCCAGGCGCTTGGCATTAACCCTGACGATCCGCCCTGGATGGAATGGGCAGACGACGAGCCCGAACTCGTTTCGGGGTATGAAGTCGTCGAGATGACTGAGCAGATTCCTCTTGCCGAACCCGAGCCGGAGGCTAGGCCAGAAAGCGGAGCGAATCGCCAGCCTGCAAACGCTCCCGCCCAGGAGCAACCGGAACCGCCTGCGGTTCCTGCGACGTAATCAAACGTTTTTCCATTGGTTTGCCGACCAATTTTAGCCGCCTCCGGGCGGCTTTCTTTTTGTCGTTTTTCAACGCCACAAATGCCCGAATCATCGTAAACAGTAAGCCACTTGATACTTACTGTTTACCCACCTACACTCAACTACAGTGGCCTACTAGGTCACATAACCAAAACGACAAAACAATGGGAAATCAACAAATGCTATGCATAAAACCAACCGTGTTTCACGGCAACCAGGCCGCGTGCGGCCAATGCACGAATTGTCGTATCAATCACAAACTGCGCTGGATGGGCCGAATGGCCCTGGAAGCAAAGTATGGTCATCCGGGCATACCCGGTGCCTTCATCACCCTTACCTATGACGATGATCATCTCGAGTCCGAATCCCTCATCCGCAAACATCTCACTCAGTTCGTCGACGAACTGAAACGGCGGGTCGGACCTAAAGAGCGCTATTTCGCGGTAGGCGAATATGGCTCTCAAACCTTCCGCCCGCATTTCCACGTCATTCATTTCGGCGGATGGGGCAACGACGCATGGCAGAAAATCTACAAAGGCTGCTGGCGACGAGGCAATATCATGGTCGGTCAGGCGCAAGCCGCCGCCCAAAACTACGTAGCTGGCTACGTCACCAAAAAACTAGACAAGCTTCACCACGACACAATCCAGGAGCAAGGGCTCGAGCCCGAACTTTTCTCCTGCTCTCTCAAACCCACGCTTGGCTATACTGGCCTTCGTGCCATCGCAAAAATGCTCAATACCGACCAGGGCGCAGCTGCCCTGGCGGCCAACGGCTTTCCCAGGGGCTTCAACCTGGGGGGCCGTTATTATCCTTTCATGCGACGCGACCGCCTGAAGGTCGCCGAGCTAGCCGGTTACGGCAAAACTACGGACGAGTGGCTCGAGGACGTGACAAAGCGATCGGCTTTTTATATCGAAGAGATGGAAATCTACGCCAAGGCGGAAGCCATGCAATGGCCTCGCCACCGTCTCGAGATGGAACTCCAAAAACTCACCGAGGATCAACATGCCGAGGAAATCGAAAAAGAGATCGAAAGGGCGCGCGCAAAAGCCACAAAGTGGCGTCGCCGCAACCAACAAAAACTCCCCCGGCCACTGGACGGGGGCACGTCGGTACACTAAACCGACATTGGTACGCGATATTCTCCAGAGAATATCTAGGTCCCGACCTGCGCTACTTCCCACAATTCGGAGTGTTCCACGTGAAACAACAGCAAAATCGTATCCACCGACTGCACCCCATTCTCCAAACCGCCTTAATCCTCGGCGTGTTTTGGGCCCTCATGGTGGTGCTCGCTCTATTCCTGATCTAAACTGCTCTCAACGGCGTCAGAGACGCCAAGTGCTAATCGCGACCGGAAACGGCGCTAAACCGCACGGGCCGTATAGGCCCAGGAGCAAATGCAAATGATTGATCCGGCAACAATGGCCGGACTAGGCCAGCTAGCCGGGGGCGTCGGTAGCGTCCTCGGCGGGCTGGGCTTTGGCTCCTCTTCAGGAGACGGTATCGACGTCTCCGAAAACTACAGACTGGGTCTGGCGATGGGGGACCTGATCCCCCGCAATATCCGAAAGCAGGTAAAGGGAACCATGGTGGCCGCGAAGGATTACGGCGTTCATCCCATGTACCTGCTCGGCGGCGGCGTGTCCGGCGCCTCTCCCTCGTTCCAGGTAGGCACTAGCAAAAGCGGTGGCACCGATGCCGCCCAGGTGGGCGCAGGGCTGCAAAAAATGTCTACGGCTTTCTCGAAAGAAAGCCCGGTTCAGCAGGCAATGGAGACGCTTGGACTGCGCCAGGCGGAAGCCGAAACGCGCAATAGCGAATACCAAGCGGATCTGAACTTCATTGCTCTACAAAAGGCCAAACAGGCCGCAAACGCCACGCAAGAGTCGGCGGTTACTTATGCGGCCAAACCACCGCACCAGCAAAAGGCTATCCCCATGTACATCAAGGTTCGTGACCGGCAGGGCAACGAACACTGGTGGCCTAATCCCGAACTCGGGCTGGAGATGCCCGAAACCTTCGGCCTGGGCGTCGGTATGAAAGGTTGGTCAACCGATCCGACAAAATCACACATTAACACCGGCCCGCGACCGGCCTCTGGTCGCCCGCGTCATTACACTGATAGGTGACATTATGCGTAAAACTCTTCGCCGCCGCGGCGGCTCTTCTCGTCGGCGCGTGCGCCGTGCCAAACGGTCCACTCGTGTTATTCAACCACGACGCTCTCCCCGCGTCGGTTACAGGCTCTAACAATGCGAAAGTTCAAACACTCCCTGAGCAATTACCGCCTACTGACCACGGACATGGGCAAACTTGTTCCGATTGGTCTTTGGGAAGTACTTCCGACCGACGAAATCCAAGGCAAAACTTCCATGCTCATCCGCCTCTCACCGATGGCGGCCCCTGTCATGCACCCTGTTACGGCGGAAATCTTTACGATGTTCTGCCCTGCCCGTCTCCTTTGGAACAAGGAATTAGACGCCAATACTGACTGGGAAACGTTTATAACCGGGGGTCCGGACGGCAATGACGCGTCCACGCCCCCGGAGATCACAACTACAGGAACCAAAGGCGATTTACTCGACTATCTCGGCCTGCCCCTTGTGGCGGGCAAAAGCGTCAACGCACTGCCGGTTCGTGCGTTTAATCTCGTCTTTAACGAGTGGTTTAGGGACCAGGACCTGGTGGAAGAGCGTGAGCTTGACGATACGACTGTGCCGCTGGCTGCGTGGAAACGCGACTATTTCACCGAGGCACGCCCCTGGACCCAGAAAGGCCCGAACGTCACGTTACCGGTAGGCACGAATGCTCCTGTCAACTATGACGCGACCGGCACGTTGGCCGGGAAACGGGTTGTCTCCCGTTCTTCAGATACCAATATCGAATGGGGCAATCAAAACCCGGACGGCACCGGGTTTGCTATCAATGCCTCGGGTACGACTGAACCCTTGCA